CCGGATGCGACACCGCGACGAGGTCATCCCGGCTCGCCAGCGTCACGTACTGAAACCCGCGCGCCGTCCATTTGGCGTGGTGCTGCATCGGGAGCCCGCCGACCAGATCGACTTCGGGAAAGCCGGCTTCGTCAAGAATCGGATCGCCTTCCCGCGTCTTCCTGGGACGGGTGTAGATCGCTTTGATGTCCAGGAGCGGCGCGCCGGACTGGCCCACCGCGCTGACCCAGTTGGGATTGAACGGCACCAGCAGCAGAGCCATTAGTCGCCTATTCCTTTCCACGTTCTCCCGTCGAGCACGTTGTTGATCGTCTGCGTCCCTACGCCGTACCGTCTCGCAAGTGAGCCCACCGTGAAAAACTCTGTGGGCTCAGCACCAACGCGCCAGATGCGTCCTTCCCGAAGGAGCCTGCGAAGTTCCGTGACGGCCTCGTGGCCCAGCTTCGCCAACGGATGATCGGGTCCGTGGCCCATCCGGAATTTCGCCGCCGCGTCGCGAATGTTGTCCATCTGCGTACCCAGGAACAGATGAGATGGATTGCAACAGGCGCGGTTATCGCAGCGATGTAACACCAGCGTGCCCTGCGCCCCGCGCAGATGGCTCTTGACCGGAAACCCTGGATTCGCGAGCGCATACGCCAGACGATGAGCCTTGCAGGTATCTCCCTGGAACTTGCATTGCGCATAGCCGCTAACATGAAGCGGCCCCTTCCACGCCCAGCACTCATCAGCCCCTCGACAATCAACACGCTCCCAGAACTTCTCTGCAACTCCGTCCATGGCTCACTACCTCCATGGACGGAGTTGCAGAGCGAGCAACTACCGACAACCCATTATTGGTTTGTCGTGTTGCTATAGAAGTAGATTCCAGCGCCGCCACGGCCCGAGGTCGTCGCGCCGCCGCGATATTCGGCTTCGCCCCAGACGCCCGACCCGACCACTTCCACCATGCGGGCGGAGGCGTCGCGCTCGACTTCCACGGTCGGGAGCTGGCCCTTGTTCACGAGCCCGATCGCGTCGGGGTGCATGATGCACCCGGCGTAGACGGTCGAGCTTGAGACTGTCGCCGTCCCGACGCTGGTGGTGCGGAAGATTTCCGCGCCGTAGAGCATCGCCGCCACGCCGCGGTTGATGATCTGCGCGCCCGCCGCCCCGAACGTGGACGCCTCATCGAACACCGGCACCAGCGCCTTGAACTGCGTCGGGTGCAGCACCGCCACGCGCCGATCCTCGGGGATGTCGTTCTCGTCGAGCAAGGCCACGGCGGCCGTGAGCAAGGTCGACGTCAGCGCCCCGGTGTTGGTTCCGGTGGACGAGTTGAACGAGCCGAACAAGGCCGTCAGGTCCTGATCCCGGCGTTTGATCAGCGCCCGGGCGAACATCGTCCCGATCGTGGCGGCCCGCGCCGCCGCCGCGGTCATCACCGGGCCGCTCGTGGTCCCGACGAAGTCCTCCTGGGTCGCGCCGATCGTCAAGTCCGTGATGGTGGACTTGACCGCATGCTCGGAGACCGTCGCCGACGCCGACCCGCTGGAATCGACCGCGCTGTTCGTGGTGTAATCGGTCGCTTCCGCGATGGCGAGCGCCGTGATGTTGTCGATGATGGGAAAGACGTGCTTGAGGGTCGGCATCCCCGTGATGTCGGCCACGGTGACGAAGTCCGACACGCCCGGCTTCGACATGTAGCCGAGCACGGCCGCACCGATGACTTCGGTCCGGATCGTCTCCGTCAGCGTCGTGGTTGTGGATTCGTCCGCCATGTGATGCGCTCCTTAGAGCCCACCAGGCAGGAGTGACTAGCGGGTGGCCGGCGACTCCGGCTTCTGCGCCTGACGTTCCCAATGCAGGCCGCTGACCTGTCGCCCCGGTGAGGGGGCCTTCTGCAGGTCCGCGAGTGCGTTCGGGTCGCCAGCCGCAGCCCGCTTGATCATCTCTGCGCGGGTGGCGCTGGTTCCAGTTGATTCGCCCGATCCGGCAGTGCCGCTCCCGGCCTTGCCGCCGCCGCGAAGGATCGCGTCCTTCGTCGGCCAGGTCTCAATCAACCGCCCCATCGCCTCCGCAAATGGTGCGGGTTTGCCATCTTTCCCGAGAATGGCGTCGCCCTTCAGATCCTGCACGATGACGCTCCCGCCATCGCCAGTCTCGCCGGGGACGAACTTCACATGGCTGGCGAACCCAGCGCGCGCGAAGTCCGGAGTCAGAATCGTCCGGCCTTTCGGGCCAAACAAGTCGAACGCACTGGCGAACGACGTTTCGATGGCCTTGTTCGCGAACCGTTCCGAGGCGGCCGTCGCCTTGGCCTCCGCCGCCGCGACTTGCTTCTCGGCTTTCGCTTTCAAGGCTTCGTAGTCGCCCTTCGCTTTCAGTTGGACCTCGTCCGCCTCCGCAGCCTTGGCCCGTAGGGAGTCGAGTTCGTCCTTCTCGGTCTTGCTGAGCGTGAGATCGCCTTTGGCTTTGTCGCGTGCCTTGATGGCTTTGTCGAGTTCGCCTTCAAGATACGAGGTGCGCTCTTCGAGTTTTTCGAGCGCGGCGATCGAGACCGCGTCGCCCTCAGCCGCTTTCTTGATCAGGTCTTTGAGACTCATCGTACCTGCTGCACGAGGAAGGCATCCAGCCGATTCACGGCGAAGGCCTCATCCTCATCGTTCATCTCGAAAAACGGTCGGCGCGTGCGCGCGCGCCCAGCGCCAGAGATAGTATGCCAGAACGCCTTGTCCGCCGCACCTATCGATCGCGACCGCTGAATCAGCGTCCGCCCCACCGCCGGCCCGCTGCCCGCGCTGGCGAAGGTGAGTGTAACCTGTTTCGGGGCCGGGAACACCATCAGGTCATTGAGCATCCGGCCCGAAACCGTCAGGTCTGCCCGGGCGTGGCCGAGGGCCTGCTGCTTCTGTTTGGCATACCCCGGCGAGAGCAGCGCGAACGCCCGGCCTTCGCTGTCCACCCCGGCCCGGGTGCGCTGGATGATCCGAGACCGCACGCCTTCCCCGATCTCCCGCATCAGCGCCGTGGTGGAGAACTGGATCGCGCTGAACGTCGGCCCGGTGCGGGTGATTCGGATTGAACTGGCCATCTCACGCCACCATCCCCAACTCTCGCGCGCTGAGGCTCCCCACGAATTGCCATTTGTGCCGTGTCCCACCGAGCGCCTCCCCCCACCCGAAGGCAGGGGGAGACGCTCGGCAATTATACCCTCCGCCCGTCAGCAGCACATTCGGCAACTGCCCGTTGTCCAATGCGCTGATCTCGTCCCGCGTCAGAATCTGATCGACATGCTCCCGGCAGAACGGCCGCGTCTCGGTATCGTCCGGCCCGATGTAGAGAAACCGATCCGCCCCTTCCCCGGGCACCCCGATCTGCTCCACGGCCCGACCGTATGTCGAGACCGCCGTATCGTAGAGGGTCCGCCCCTGCCGGGCCGAGACCTCGGTCACGGCCGCCAGTTCATCCACCAGGTCGGGCACGGGCCGCAACCCGAGCACCCCGTCAATCGTGGACCGCCACAACGCCGTCGTGGTGTGCTCCCCGAGTTCCAACAGGTCCGCGAGCCGCACGGTCTTGAGCGCGGCGAGCGTATCGAGCGCCACAGGGGTCACCCGGGCCGCCTGCGCCGCAATGGACCTCCCGTCGAGCACCACCGCCGCCAGTCGATCCAGTGGCGCATCCACCGCCGCGAGCATCAGCTCGCCGAATCCAGCCGTCTCCAGCGCCGTGGCGAGCTCGGTCCGCAGCCGCAGCGTCCGGCCGAGGCTCGCCTTCGTGGCCACCAGCCGTCCGCGCTTCGTCTCTAAGTCGTTGAGCAGCCGGCGAATCTGGCTGTTGACTCGTGTCATGACGCCCGCCAGTTCTTCAGCAAAGCGGGCATCAATCTGCTCAATGAGCCGCGCTTCCTTTGTCACCTGCCGACGGATCAGGTCGAGCAACCCCATGGTTACGCCGCGCCCCGAATCCCGGCCGCCTCCAGCCGTTTCCGAGCCCCTTCCCGGAACTGCTCCAGGGGCGACGTCACGCCCGCCTGGCCGGCCTCAATTTCCTTCCGGACCGCGTTCAGCGTGTCCGGCGCCAAGTCAGGCAACACCAACGACACGGCCCGCTTCTTCACTTCCTGCGTCGCCGTGTCGCCCAGCCCGAGCGCAATCGCCGCCGCCCAGCCCGCCAGTTCGCGCTCGACGTCTGGGAGGCTGAAGCTGGAGGGGTACTGAATCTCGACCTGTGCCCGCTCGAAGGCTGCGGCTCCGTCTGCGGTCGTCCAATCAAAATAGAGCCGGGCAATGGCCACTTCAAATCGCTGCGCTTCTTCAGCGATCCCCGTGAGCACCTGGTCGAGCTCCTGACGCTGGAGCCGGATCGCTTCAGCCGACTCGGCCTCCAAGCTCTCCCGCTGATACCGGAGATGCGCCATCCGGTAGAGCTCGGCAATCAGGAACTGCTGATTCTCCCGGATGGTCTTCGGCACCGCCATGTCCGCCGTCTTGAAATCAGCCGTGCCCTTGACAATCGTGACGGTCGTGGTCCCCACGCCGGCCCCGAGGGTCTGCCGCACCTTCTCAATGTCGTCAGCCGTCGCGTCCGCGGGGACCGAGATCACGAACAAGCTGAACGCCTGGTCCCGGATCACGAGGTCTTCCTCGGAGGCCCGGTTGTAGAGCGCGCGCACAATCGAGGGCGTCACGAGCGGCTTCCCAATGAAGGGATGGCGGCGCGACGGTTTCGGTCGCAAGACTTCGACCGGCACCTTCCCGAGATCGTGCGGGGCCTGCCCCATCGCCTGCCCGTGCTCGGTGAAGCGCGCCCATTGCTCCCGGTCCCAGAGCAAATAGCCGAAGGCCTCCGTCGCGGGCCGATCCAATCCCTGAATCGGGGGGGCTTCGTGGAGCTTCAACGCGGCGAGTCCCTGCGCGTCGATCCGCCAATCGAGCACGGCTGGTGCGGCGAAGGTCGTCAGGTACGGCTCGTGCGGGTCGTCCGCCTGTGACGGTCCCTCCGGCATCACCGGGGCCTTGTCCACCAGGACGGCCGTATGAC